GTGGGCTGCAGGCCCAGCGCCAGCACGCTGTGCTCGGCCTGCGCCTCCCGTCCTTCACGGGTGCGTAGGCAGGCGCGGCAGGTGACCTCCACCGGGTCAGCCGCCAGTCCCTCGTCGCGCACCGTGTGCCCGCAAGCAGTGCGCCACGGTGACCACGGTGCAGGCCCGAGCGCAGCCACGGGCAGGTGGAGCACGGCGCGGCTCACGTGCGGCCCGTGCTGCCGAACCCGCCAGCGCCGCGCACGGTGTCGTCCAGCTGCTCCACGGGCAGCCACGTGGCGCGGTGCACGGGCGCGAGCACCAGCTGCGCTACGCGCTCGCCGCGCGCGAGCTGGACGGGCTGCGACCCGAGGTTGGCCAGCAGCACCTGCACCTCGCCACGGTAGTCCGCGTCGATGGTGCCGGGCGCGTTCAGCACGGTCACACCGTACCGCAGCGCCAGCCCGCTGCGCGGACGCACCTGCGCCTCCGTGTCGGGCGGCAGCTCCAGCATCAGCCCGGTAGGCACCAGCGCGCGCTCGCCCGGCAGCAGGTGGACCTCTGCCGCTGCGTACAGGTCAGCCCCTGCCGCGCACTCGGTGGCGTAGGTGGGCAGGGGCAGGTCGGCGGCGTGCGGCAACTGCACGACGCGCACGTGAGAAAAGTTCATCAACTGTGTCCGTGTTGCGGGCATGGCGGCGTCTACCTCGGTGCGGGCGGTTCGTTCTGCAGGCACTCCAGCGCGGCGAGCGCCAGTGCCTCTCCTCGGGTGGGCGCGCGCCACTGGCTGGCCGGGCTGATGTGCGCCACGTAGCCGGGCGGCTCGTCGTCGTGCGTGTGCCAGCCCGTGTCATGTTCCCACAGCCGGGCGAGCAGTAGCGCGGCTGTGGCGTAGTCGTCCAGCACTGGGACGCACGACCCTGTGCTCATGGTGATCTCGGCCAGCCCGCGCACGCTACGCAGGCGCAGCTGCCGTCCCCGGCGGTGGCGCAGGTGCTGGTAGCCCACCACCCGCAGAACGTCGGTGCAGCCATCGACGCACACGGCGCTGCCGATGGGCCAGCCGTACCACGGCGCGGCGGCCAGCCGCTCGGCGACCGTCATGGCTGGCACTCGCAGGGCGCAGGCATCGCGAGCACCCGCTGCACGCCATGTAGGCGCGCCTCGTCCACGGTGCCCACCAGCAGGTCAAGGTGTTGGTCTGCTCCACGCTTCCTGCGCGAGCGCGGCCCGAGCCTGTCGGCCACTACCACCTGCTTCCAGCTGCCGTCGTCCTGCAGCAGCTGAACGCAGGTGCCCAGTGGCCACGCCTTGCTGCTCGCCACCACGTCGAGGCTGTGGTCAGCGGTCTGCCCGTTGGCCATCACTCCAGAGCACCCGGCACAGTCCGCAACGTAGGCGGTCAGATTGACCCACACGAGCAACCCCATCGCAGGCATCACGTACCACCTCCCAGCGTGTCGGCGAGCGTGCGGTCGCCGTGCGCGTCCACCAGCATCTCGTGGAGCGTGTCGGAGGCCAGCTCCACCGTCCACACAGCGGCAGCCCCGCACCCATCGCGGCACTGCCTGCGGCGGCACCGCCAGTCCTCGCGCGCGCCGCCCCACAGCTGCGCCAGCTCGCGCAGCCTTGGCGGCACAGCCGTACCCGTCGTGCTGCGGCTGTCCACCACGCTGGTCGGCCCGTTGCACTGCGGGCACGTCACAGGGCACCTCGCGCTGCCTGCGCTACCAACCGCGCGCCGATGGCCACTGCCACCACGCCACCGAGCCACACCACTGCCAGCCTGTTCCGCACCATGCCTCCACGCGCCCGGTGGTGTAGGGCGCGCACGCACGGCGCGCACCCGATACACTGCGTGCGGAGGTGGCCATGCCGACACACAGCTGGAACGACAGGGTAGCGGGCGCGCTGGACGGCAGGCCGACCACGCTCGGGCAGCTGCAGGTGCTCGCTGGGCAGATTTCGGCGTTGACCACGTTCGTCATCAACGCTGGAGCGCACGTGCACCACGTGCATATTGACGCCCACGGCGGCGACGCCACGTTCACGTTCCCGAACGGGCAGTTCCTGCACGTGCACAATAACGACACCGTTACGCTGGACTTCCACGGTCTGCTCGCTGGCGGCACGTACACGCTGACAGGTGGCGGCGCGCACTACCTGCTGTCGTACCTGCCGCCCGGCTGACGCTACGCCAGCGGCCCGTTACGCGCGAGCAGCCCCTGCACGGTGGTCAGCGTACCGCGCACTGCCTTCGGCTCCAGCTCGTGCGTATGAGCGTAGGTGCCCAGCGCCCAGCACAGTTCATCCACCACCTGCGCGGGCTTCATGCCTGCCCCCTCGGCGGCCTCGACCGCGAGCAGCAGCTGGTGGTGCAGCTGGCCACCCGCGCTGGGTGCCTTCTGCTGCGGTGTCGCGCGCCCAGCGGCGGCTGCCTCGCGTAGCCCCTCGGCCAGTGCGCCCACGAACACGTCGCTGATGGCCTGCGCCAACTGTGCGCGGGTGGCCTCGTCCACCGGGCGGTCGGCCAGCCCCTGCGCGGCGGCGCGCAGCTGCTCCAGCGCCTGCTCCTGCTGCGGCGTGCGGCGGCTACGCATGGGCCACCTCGCGCTCGGGCGGCAGCCCGCACTGCTCGCGCAGCATGGCCCGGCGCTCGGCACCGGGGTCAAGCACGACCCAGCCGCGCCCCTGCACCTCGGCCACCACCAGCTGCACGCCCTGCAGCACGTGCCAGCGCGTGCGCTGCTCCAGCCACCACGTGCGCGGCTGCTCGGGGTCGGCGTTGGGGTTGGGCGCGAGCGGCAACCAGCAGCTGCCCTCCACACGCAGGGCATCGCCGCCCAGCTCGGGCGGCATCCGTAGCCAGTTCGGCGACAGGCTTGGGTCCATCACAGGTGTGCCGTCGTCGGCGTGGCTCACAGCTTGCCCGGCTGCGCGGGTCGTCCACACGGTATCCACAGGTGCCTCCACGTAGGCGCGTCTTGCGCCTGCCTGTTGGTGTAGGGCGCAACGCCTGCCGCCACACCACTACCCGCGCGCACGCAGCCACGGGTAGCCGTTGTCGCTCCAGTCGAGGATGATGCCGCGCACGAGGTCGGTCATGCTCCACTCGCTGACGTAGAGGGTGCGAATGTGCGGCGCTTGCTCCAGCAGGGATTGGACCACCGCGACCATCCCAAGCTCAATCAGCGTGCGCCACTGTCGCTGGCCCTGCCCCTTCACAGTCACGAAAGCGTCGTTCATCCGAGACACGTCGCCACCAATGCTTGCGAGGTAGGTCGCCTCCTCGTCGGTCACGTCGCGCAGCTGCCGCCATGTCATCTTTCCGTTGCGGTAGATGGGCAGGTTGCGATACCTCGCGCCCGACGCGAAGCTGGTGCCGTCCACCGAATCCCACGGGTACGCCTTCGCCCACTGCGGGGCGTTCACGCCGAACCCATGTGACTTGATGCCACGGGCCTCCAACCTACCGTGAACAGCGGTCAGCCAGCGTGTGAGCTGTCCAGCTTGGCTGTCGTCAAGGCACGGGCGACCGCGCACCATCATCCCAGCGATGCCGCCCACCGCGATGCGTTGCGCCCCGAGGTCGGCGTAGACGTCCACGTAGTCGGCTGGCGCTCCGAAGTGAACGGTGGGAACCACACCAACACAGCCCGCAGACGCCATGGCCCGGTAGTTAGCCATGGTGCCGCTGTGGTCACCAATGACGTCGAGCGATGCCGCCCAACCGTTCACCGAGCGCAGGCGGGGCTGGAGCCACCGCTGGTAGGCCAGCAGGCTGATGGGTGTACCCAGCGACTTGGCTGTGAACGCTCCGCTGTCCACAACGACACTCACGCCGTGGCGCGTCAGCTCCAGCGTCTTCTGCCAGTCCACTGGGTCGGTACGAACGTGCCAGTAACTCGTCAGCCATCCCACGTTCATCGGGCGTTCCAAGCCCGGCTCACGTCGAACAGTACGTGCCGTTCAGCCGCGTTGGGCAGCGCGAACATCATCACGAACCCGCTTGGGTAGCCGACCAGCTCCACCGACTGGAGCATGGACGTAGCCACCGAGGTCAGCCGCTTGCCGCGCGCCATCCCGTACTTGCCGTGAACTCCCTCCACGTACTGAACCTCGAACCTGTCCATCATGTTCAGTTCGTCAGCGGACAGGCCGCCCGTTTGGCTGTCCAGCCGCACGCGCTTGCCGTTGCTGTCGAGTATCCAGTTCTGTCGTCGGCGCGCGTAGTGGTGCGCCGAGCTGCTGTCGCAGCTCTCCCACGGGTAGGCGGCGATGATGCGTGGACTGGCCACGCCGAACCCGTGGACGACCAACCCAGCCTGCTTGGCAACCTCCCACGCGCCACTCACCCACTTGGTCACAGGGCAGTCGGGCCGGGCGTGCGCCAGCTTGGCCATGTGGGGCACGAGGCCGCCAAACGCCATGCGCGGAGCGCCGTCGCTGGCGTAGCGTTCAATCCAACGGTGGTCAGAACCGTAGTGGAGGACAGGCACAAGCTGGCCTCCGGACAGGTCTTGGAGCGCCCGCCACTGTCTGTAGCTGGCCTGCGGGTCGCCAATCACGTCGAGGTTGGCGCACCACTTGAACCGACCGCCGTACTGGCGCACGAATCTGCCGTACTCCAGCACGCCGATGGGCACGCCCGTGTTGGCGGCGCTGAACGCTCCACTGTCCAGCACCACCTCTATGTCGGGGTACGCGCCCTGCAGCCTCCACCAAGCATCGAACCCTTGCTCGCGCATCCCGTGGTACGACACCAGCGTTGCTGCCTTGAACATCGGTCACCGCCCAACGAGAGGGTCGGCCACGCCTGCCTGCGCGAAGCCACGCTGCCGCAGGTGGCAGGCGTGACACTTGCCGCAGGGCGGGTTCTCGCCTGCGTAGCAGGTGTGGCTCACCGCCAGCGCGTCCATGCAGCCGGGCAGCTCCACTGCCAAGCGCACGCTGGCCGCCTTGTCCAGCTTCATCAGCGGCGTCAGAATGGGCAGCCACTCGTCTGACCCAACGAACCCCTGCGCCACAGCACGCTCGGTCGCGTCCACGAACGCGCGCCTGCAGTCGTAGTACCCTCCGAAGTCCTCCTCGCACACGCCTGTCACGAGCGCGTCGGCGCGCACCGCCGCTGCGCGGTTCGCTGCCAGCGTGAGGAACAGGAGATTGCGACCCGGCACGAACGTCGGCTCCACGCCGCCCGGCAGTTCCTCGGCGCTGGCGTACTGGCCCAGCGGCGCGCTGCTCACCAGCGGGCTGGTGCTGGACAGCACGTTGCCAATGGCCAGTTGCTCGTGGTGCAGCTCGGCCTCGGGGTAGTGCTCGCGGGCGACGGCCAACACCGCCGACGCAGCACGCAGCTCCGCGTCATGCCGTTGCCCGTACCACACCGACAGCGCGTGGACCTTGCTGGCTCCGTTGGCGAGCGCCCAGAACAGGCAGGTCGTGCTGTCCTGCCCACCCGAGAGCAGCAGCACCACCGTCTTTCCGTTCAGCTGTGACATCAGACCTCCTTACGCCAGTCTGCCCAGCAGTTGGGCGTTTCGTACACGCGAACGTGCGTGACCGTGATGCCGTGTGGAGCCAGCAGCTCGCCTGCGGTGTGTCCAACCAGCCGGGCGATGTTCTCGGCTGTTGGCTCACCGTACTGGGCGGGCATGGCGAACGTGCGCTGTCCCTGTGCCAGCAGGTACGCGCCCACCGGGTCGTCGGGGTGGTGCGCGTAGCCGTGGTCGAGGTTGTCGTCCAGCCAGCTGCCGACCACCTCCTTGACCACGCCAAAGTCAATCACACGCCCCACGGTATCCAACGCGGGTGCCGCGCAGGTCACCTCGATGCCGTAGCGGTGGCCGTGCACGTGCGCGCACTTGCTCTCGTGGCGCATCACCCGGTGCCCAACGTCAATCCCGAAGATGCGGGTCGCGGTCGTGTCCATCATGCCCCCCTCGGCAGCGGCTCACACAGCTGCCAGAACTCGGCGCGTACCGCATGGTCACGGAACGCGCCTAACAGAACCTCGGTCGCCATCGTGCCCGACTTGCGGACGCCACGGCAGCTCATGCAGTGGTGGACGCCACGCACCCGCACACCGACGCCGCGCGCCTGTAGGTGGTCGTGGAGCGCCTGTGCTACCTGCTGCGTCATGCGCTCCTGCACCTGCAGGCGGCGCGCGTACAGGTCCACGAGGCGCGCGAGCTTGCTCACGCCCACCACCAACCCGCTGTCGCCCGGCAGGTAGCCAACGTCCGCGAACCCGCTGAACGGCAGCATGTGGTGTTCGCACACGCTGTGGAACGGGATGTCGGACAGCACGACCATCTGGTCGAACCCACCGACGTCGGAGAACCCAGCGCCGCCCGTACTGGTACGCAGCACATCGGCGGGCTGCAGGTGCATCCCGGCGAGCATTTCAAGCCACGCCTTGGCCACCCGTGCGGGCGTGCCGTGTAGCCCCTCGCGCTCCGTGTCCTCGCCAAGCGCCGCGAGGAGCGCCCGCACCGCCTCGGCGGCGGCTGCCTTATCCGTTGTCATGGTAGCTCCAGCAGCTTGTGAACCTGCGCCGACACGCGCCAGCCAAGGCGCGCCGCCAGCGCCAGCGCGGGCTGCACCGCGCCGGGACCAGTTCCGGTGTCCAGCGGCTGGACGTAACGGTGGGTGAACGCCCACTCGTTCATGCGGTCCAGCTCGTCATGCCCCCACTGCGGGGCAACGACTTTGAGGTCGGTGCCAGTGCGAACGCGAACGTGCGCCAGTGCGTCCTCGCCGGGTGCGCGTAGTGCCTTGGGGCTGACCGTCACGTGCTGCAAGTCGGCAAGCACATCGGCCTCGACTGTCCCGTTGGTTTCTACGGCCACGGCCACGCCTGCCTGCTGGAGCAAGCGCACCAGCACCTCGCCGCCTGCTGTGCGGAGCTGGAGGCATGGTTCGCCTCCGGACACGACCACGAATGGACGTGCCCAACCGTCGCACAGTCGCAGCACGGTGTCCGCGACCTCGCCCGGCTCGTAGCGTGTACCCTTTGCGAAGTCGGTGTCACACCACTCGGCACAGGCTCCGGTGCCTGCGTGGCGCAGGTGGGCCAGCCCGCTCCACAGGTTGCATCCCGACAGCCGCACGAACACAGCAGGCGCACCCGCCATGCTGCCCTCGCCTTGCATGGTGGCGAACACCTCGCGGACGTTCAGCGCCATTCGCCAGCCTCGGTGAGCACCGCGCGCAGCACGGTGTCGGTGATATTGTCCGTTCCGTACTGCTCTGCCAGCTTGCGGACAGCCATCTGAAACGGGTCCATGGTTTCGTCGTTGAGGAACAGCTGGACGACCTTGACCGCGCTGGTCGGCATGGGCGCAGGCGCGGTGCCGGGCGGCAACGCCCCTCCGATGGACACACCAGCACCCGCACCAGCGGTCACACCGCTGGCGGTTCCCTGTGCCGTCGGCTGCGGGGCTACGGGCGGCGGCGTCGGCTCCACCGCGACGTAGGCCGCCACCAGCGCGTCCAGTTCAGCACCCGTGAAGCCCAGACCCTCCACATCGAACGCGCCGTCCAGCTCGGACAGCTCGGACAGGTGGCGAGCCAGCACTGCCTCGTCCCAGCCAGCCAGCTCGCCCGTGCGGTTCAGCGCGATGGAGAGCTTGCGGGCCTCGGTGTCGCTGACGTCGAGCAGCGCCACGCGGGCCTGCTTCCATCCCAGCGAGCGCATGGCCTCGGCGCGCCCGTTGCCGCCGATGACCATCATCGTGGACTGCTGTACCAGCAGTGGCTCCACCTGTCCGTGCTCGCGGAGGCTTGCGGCGATGGCGGCGAGGTTGCGCGCGTCGTGCGTGCGAGGGTTGGCCGGGTCGGGGCGTAGGTCGGCCAGTGCCACGGTGGAGAGGTTCAGTTCAGCGGTGGGCACGGATTGCTCCAGTTCAGCGGGTGATGATTGTGAGCAGCGCGCCGAGCGCACCGCAGGCGGCGCAGGCCAGTGCGGCCAGCAGGTACAGGTCGCGCGGCACGCGCAGCGCGGGCGCTGGGCGCGGCGGCGCGAGCACCAGCAGTAGCTCGGTTCGGTCGCCTCGGGCGGCGGGAACGCTCGCCACCACCTGCCAGCCCTCGGCCAGCAGGGCTGCCAGCGCCGGGCTGCCGCGCACGCTGGCCTCGGGGTCGTCCATCGGCAGCGCCAGCACCGTGGCGCGCTCGGGGAGCGGCGCGCTCACAGCGGCACCGTGGCCGGGCGTCGGCTGGGTACACAGTCCACGTTCGCCACCAGTGCGCGCACCACACCGTGCGCGCGCACCCACACCACCCGCTCGTTCGGGTGGTCCTTGGCGTGCCGCTGTTCCATGCGCTGGTACGCGCGCTGGTCGATGGCTGGCACCTGCGCCAGCGTTGCCCCTTGCACCACGTCGCCGGGCTGCAGCACCAGCTGCTCGCGCGTGTTCCCTGCCAACATGAACGTGACCCTCCGTTGCATCCGGTACGTGCTCACGCCTCGGCGGTTATCGTGCCAGCCTGTCGGATGGCGTGCTCCAGTGCGGTGTCCCACACCTCGGGCACCAGCTCCCAGCTGTAGTCGGGCAGCGCCTGCAGACGCTGCTGGGCGTACAGCGCGCCGATGGCGGTGATGACATCGTGCCAGCTTGCCCGCACGCCAGCCTCGTCGCATCGCTCGGTGTAGTCCAGCACGAGGTCGCCCAGCGCCTCGCCAGCAGGCGGTACAACGTCCAGCACGGTGGCCGGGCGCGTGTCGCCCAGCTCCACGACCACCGGGTACTCGCCCAGCGCCTCCACCTGCAACGTGTCGCCGTGCTGGCTCGTCACGACGCCCGCCACCAGCTCGTCGCCCTGCTGCACCACCACCAGCCGCCCGGTCAGCGAGCCGCCCGGCTGGCTGCCGCGCTGCGTGCGGCTGGAGCCTGCGCCCACCGCATCGGCCACGCTGATGCGGGCCGCCTGCTGCGTTGTCAGCCGCACCTGCAGCACCTCGTCCAGCTGGTACACCACGTCGGTGGCGGCGCGCTCCAGCAGCCCGTGGACGCGCAGGCGCACCACCAGCACCGCCTGCGCTGCCGTCACGCTGACCGTGGCCTGTCGCACCTCGGCGTGCCCTCGCGCGAGGTGCCGCCCGTCCTCGGCGGCCAGCTCCACCGCGCACAGGTCGAACCCGCCGCTGGTGCTGGCCTTGCCGCGTGCCCCGTCGCCTCCACTGTCGAACGCTCGCGCAGCGCCGGGCACGTAGGTGTCCACCAGCTCGGCGGCCTCGGCGTCGGGTACGTCCACCGACAGGTCGTAGTCCCACACGACGCCAGCGCCATCGCGGCGCGGTGCAGCCTTCACCAGCCGCATCACGGCGCTGGTGGGCAGGTTGCGCAGGTCGAGCATCGGTTCTCCTCCGCAGAGGGTATAGGGGCGACCATTCCATCACGCACAGCGCCAGCGACCGCTCACGTGAGCACGTCAGCACCCTCGTGATGGCCTCGTGGCGACATCACCGAGCATCACTGGTGCTCACCGTGGTGCATCATTGCCGCTCACGTGAGCGACCGTGACGCTCGGCACGACGCATCACGGTCGCTCACGCGACCGTCAGTGAGCGCGGGTGTGACGCTCGCCGCGAGCGTCATGGTGGTCGCTGGCACCCAGCCTCGTTCGGTTTCAGTGCTTTCTCGCAAGGTTTCTGCGAAACGCCGTGGTTTCGGGCGCTCGCAGGCTACGCCCGTGAGCATCACGCAGGGTCGGCGTTCGCTCACAGGCATGATCAAGGCGCGTCCGTTGAGTGCTCTCGGCTCCATCGGTGAGCGAATCATAGCCTGCTCATTGAGCGGCAATCCGTCGCTCATTGAGCGGCAATCCGTCGCTCATTGAGCATGTACCAGCCGCTCAAAGCGGTGGCGTGGTGGCGCTCACGGTGCTGCCACGAGCGCCAGTAGGCGCTCACCTCCGTGAGAGCAGCCGCGCCAGCACGACCGACCAGACCAGCCCGCCAAGCGACTTGGACGCGGCCTGCCCTACGACCAGTTCGGGCACCGCCTGCTGGAAGGCGACGAGCTGGAACACGAACGAGTCCACGACGGCACCCGCGACGTTGGAGCCATTCACGCGGACGAGCACGTGCTTGCCCCGCAGCCCGTGGAGCACCATGCCGTCCACGGCACCCGCCACCGCGAAAGCTGCGAAGCTGGCGGCGGCGATGTGCCCCGTGCCGCCCACGAGCACAGCCGACAGCAGCGAGCCAGCCAGCACCAGTGCGCCGAGCCGGGCGGCGACCTGCTGGCCAGTCCACCGCTCCTGCAGGGCGTCTTTCAGCGTGAGGTCGAATGGGATGACGACCCACGACGACACCAGCACCGCTGCTGGCCCGAAGACAGCCACACCGACGTTCGCTGCGACCACCGACGCAAGGTAGGCCGCGACCAGTGCTGGCCCGTGCCATGCCCGATGCGTTGCCTGCCGCTCCATCGGGGACAGCGTAGCACGCGCCGTGTGCGCGTACAGGCTGCGATGTGCGCGAGGGGCTACTCCACCCCGACCCGAGGCCGTGTCGCGGCTACACGGGCCGCTGGGCGCGGCGCGCGCGGTGTGCCCGCTGGCTACGCCGCAACGTGCTGCGCTGTGCCTGCCAGCCGGGCTGCCAGCACCACGCGCACGCTGCTGGCGTGCCACGTGCCGCCGCTGCGCGGCAGGTGGCCTGCCTCGGCGAGCAGCGCACCTACACCGCGCAGGCTGTTGCCCTCGGCGTGGAGCTGCTGCGCCAGCACTATGGCGGCCTGCTCCGCAGCCACCGGGTGCAGCTGGCCCTCGGCGTCGGCCTGCCACCCGTAGGGTGCACGCCCGCCCGTGTACGCGCCCTCGGCCTTCATGTGCGCCATGGCCGCGCTGGTGCGCTCGCCGATGGTTTCGCGCTCCCACTGCGCGACGGACATCAGCACGTTCAGCACGAGCCGACCGCCTGCGGTGCGGGTGTCCACCTGCTCCTGCACCGACAGCAGCGCCGGGCCGTCCTTGCGCCCGAACCAGCCGTCCAGCAGCTCGCCGAGGTCGCGCACGCTGCGCGTGAGACGGTCCAGCTTGGCCACCAGCAGGGCGTCGGCCTTGCCGCTGTCCAGCATGGCCAGCGCGCGCTGCAGCCCTTCGCGCTCCAGCGTCTTGGCGCTGGCCCCTGCGTCCACCACCACCTCCACCAGCTCCACGTCGTACAGCTCTGCGTAGAGCTGCACCTTCGCGCGCTGTGCGTCGAGGCTCACCCCGAGGTCGGCTTGCTTGTCGGTGCTCACGCGCAGGTACGCGACGGCGCGGGTGCGGGTGCTGGTGCTCGTAGTGCTGCGGGCCATCGGCTACTCCTGCTGACACCGCTACGCTAACCGAGAGGCGGTTAGACGCGCAAGGGGCAGCCAGAACTTTCCTCGGCTGCCCCTTGGTGTACCTGCTGCCCTGCTACGTCAGCGCCACGCGCTCGTGCGGTCGCACGCAGCGTGCACCTCGTCCACGTCGGCCTGCGTCGGCGCGCGGTACAGGCGCACATCGTGCAGCATCTGCGCCTCGCACTGCATCTGCTCGTCCTCCAGCCGCTCCATCATCGCTGCGTACCCGCGCGCACCGCTCTCCTCCATCGCCGGGTCGGGCATGACGAACGCATACACCACCACGGCGACGAGGAAGCCGCCGACCGACAGCGCCAGTGCGCTCCACAGCGCGTCCACGACCATGTTCATCACGACTGCGAACCGCGTTGTCTCGACCTTGCCTTCGTTCATCTGACCTCCTCGGCCTCTCGGCCTTGCTGCTGACCGGGCTGTAGTAACCGGAGCGCGGTTAGCGGCAAGGTGCCAGCCGCAGAAAGTCTACGAGCCGCCACTGGCCTGCGCGGCCAGCGCCGAGCCTCGGCCAGCACGCCCAGCTGGCGTGGCCTCCCAGCTGTCCCCGTAGACGCAGCTCTCGGGGTCGTAGAACTGCGTCACGCGCGCGCCCTGCAGGCCGAACTCGCTGCGGCACTTGTCAACGTGCACCGCTGTCGCTGGGTGCTGCACGGCGCGACCGGGCAGGATGCGCTCCACGACGACGCCCACGTGCGCGTCCTGCCGGATGGCGCTCGCGCCTTTCAAGTCGCCCAGCATGACCCGCCGCTGCTGCGTCACGGACAGGTTGTTGGGGTGGCAGATCAGCACGAGCGTGACCTCTCGCTGGACGGCGAAGACCGCCATCTTCCGAACCGCGTCTTCAATGGCACGGCGCTCGTCCTCCGCGCCTGTGGTGAGGAACCCGAGGTGGTCAATCACTGCGAGCTTCACGCCGCGCCGCCGCACTGCGTAGCCTACCGCCTCCAGCACCTGCTGCGTTCCCAGTTCGCCGTAGTGGTCCAGCACGTAGATGGGCAGCTGCCCCAGCTGTGCCATGGCCGTGCGCCGCTCGTGCTCGCTGGCGTGGCTGAAGTCGCCACCGAGCTGGGCGCGCAGCAGCTTCTGCACCGTACCGATGGGGCGCTGCTCGAAGCTGGTGAGCATCACGGGCACGCCGCGCAGCGCCTGCTCGCGGGCCACCCACGTCGTCCACGAGGTCTTCCCAGCTGCCGTGTCGCCCGTCACGACCACGAGGCCGGGACGCCAGCCGCCCAGCGCCTCGTCCAGCTTGGCGCTGCCAGTCGGCAGCCCGCGCAGTTCGGCGGGCCGCTGTACCAGCTGCTCGATGGCGTCGGCGTAGGTATCCACGCGCACGAGCTTGACGTCCATCATCGGCGCAGCCGCGTCGAGCGCCGCGTGGACCGTGCGCTGGCCCACGCACGCCGCGAGGCAGTCGGCAGCATCCTTGTGCGGCAGGGTCACCCGGCTGCACCGCTCGCGCCCGAGCTTGACCGCCAACGCCTGTGCGCCCTCCTCGCCCTTCTCGTCACCGTCGTAGGCGAGCAGGAACGACCGATATGGCTCCAGTACGTCCAGCCACTCGTCCAGCCACGTGCCCGCGCCAGCCGTGCCCGTGACCACGTTGGCGCGCAGCCCGTACTGCCACAGGGCGAGAACGTCCAGCTCGCCCTCGGTGACCACGACCTCGGTGTCGGGGTCGCCGTCCAGCTGGTGCACGCCGAACAGCGTGCTCGCCGCGCCGGGGCACCGCAGGTAGACCTTTTTGACCTGCCCCGCCTTGCACCGCTCGCAGCCTGTGCCACCGCACCGCAGGCAGGTGCCCGGCACGCTCCGGAAGCGCACGTTCATCGGGTCGCCCTTGGCGTCCAGCACAGGCAGCGCCACGTACTGCTCCAGCACGCGCCCGTCGCTGGCGCGCACGAGGTGCGCCCCAACGCGCCAGTGGCGCAGTGTCTCCTCGCTGAACCCGCGCCCCTGTAGGTACGCGAGCACCTGTGCCCCCTCGTCAGTCCACAGCGCCGCCTCGCACTCGGCGGGCAGCTCGGGCCTCCAGCCGAACGGGCCGCCCTGCTGCGGCGTGGCCGCTGGCGGTCCTACGGGCGTGCGTGGCCGCGATGGGGCGGCTGGCGCGGGTGTGGGCAGCCTACGCACCGCAGGCGCGCTACGGGCCGCCCCTGCGCGCCCCTCGTCGTCCGCAGTGCACCACCCCTGCGCGGCGCACCGCTCGCGCAGCTGGGTGCGCTGCTCGGGCGACAGCTCGCGCATCCGTGCGCCGCCCCAGCCCAGCGCCAGCAAGTCAATCTGGTCGCCGCTGGCGTCACACCGGAAGCACCGCCAGCCCTGCCCATCGGTGCGGCTACCAACCGGGCCGCGCCTGTCGTCGCTGCCCCGATGCTCCACCTTGCACGCAGGGCATGGCGCGAGGCCAGCTCCACGGGTCGCCCGCAGCCCGATGGCGTCGGCAGCGTTGCCGACGGTGCACCGCGCCTTCACGTCGTCAATCCATCCCACTGTCGCCTCCTGCCAGCAGATGCCCCACGTGTTCGGGGTTGAGCAGCTGGTACACGTTGTCGCCGTCCTCGTGCCGCTCGGCGACCACGATGTCAGCACCGTGGCCGCGCAGCTCGCTGATGCGGCTGGAATACTTGAGAGCAAGTTCGGCCAGTTCATGCGTCCGCACACCGCCCTCGCCTCGCTCCACGAACAGGCGCAGCATGGCCTCGCACTGCGCCGCCAGCCGTGCCGGGCGCGGGTCAAGGCTGGTCTGCGTCCCAGCCGGGCCGCGCCGCCTGTAGGCAGCCAGCGGCCCGAGGTCGGTTCCGTCCCCGTCCACCGGGCGCTGCGTGCTCACCCACTGTTCCACCAGCTGCAGGCGGTCGGCCAGCTTGCCGAGGCGCAGCAGATTGTCCAGCCCGAGGTACGTGCGGCGGTGGTCGTTCTGCCCGCGCCAGAACCGGGCGGCTGGCTCGTCGGCCTCGTAGGCGAACGCCACCAGCTGCACCAGCTGGTCAGCGGTGGCCTGCTGCAGCGCCGCGCGCACCTGCCGCTGCACTGGCTCGGCGAGCACGCACGCACCGGGACGCGCCTGCCTGTCTCGCCACGCGGTCCACACGCGCTCCACGTCCTGCGCTGGGTCGGGCGCAGCCTGCCGCACCAGCCCCCAGCTGCGCGGGCTGGCGCGCTTGCCCTCTGCGGCGGTCGCCTCGCGCCCGAGCTGCCGCCCGAGCAATCCGAGCACCAGCTCACGCGGAGGTGCCGGGCGGTCGGTGCAGCGCGGCAACGCCAGCGCGCCACCGTTGGGCTGGTCGTCGTGCTGGCGCACCAGCCACGCCCACGTGCGACCGTCCACTCCCCACAGGCCCAGCAGCCCGTACCTCTCCAGCTCGCGCACGCAGGCTACCGCCTGCAGTCGGCCAGCGCCGTGGTTCATCAGAGGCACCAGCTGCGTGGTGTCCACCTGCACGATGCCGTCCCTGTCGGCGAGCGCCTGCAGGTACAGCAGCAGCACCCTCTGCTCGGGGTGAAGCCCAGCCACGCGGGCATCTGCCCACCACGCTGCGCGCAGCACGGTATCTCGCACCATCGGCCTGTCCTCCTGCTGTGTGAGCAAGCGCCCGCCCGGCGCTGACTACCGGGCGGGCACTGCGGGCACCGTTAGAACGGGATGTCCTCGTCCTGCTCCACGTGGCCGCCACCGCCAGTGTAGGGCGTGCCCGACGACGGCGCACCACCACCTCCACCGCTGGCCGCGCGCTTCGCCTTGCCCTCGCGGCACCACTGCTCGGCCTCGTTGATGGTGTCCTCCATCGCCTCGGTGACCTCGCCGCCGAACAGGGAGAACTCCTGCACCTTCACGCGGGTCTTGCCGTTGTACGTGTCATTCACCAGCGTCACCCAGACCGGGCGGCGCGTGAGCACCGCCCACGTGGCCTCGTGGTCCATGGCGTCCCACGGAGCAGTCTGACCGAGCGCCTTCGCAAGCTGCTGCACGCGCCACGCCGCGCGCTCGGAGAGCGTGAGCGTGTCGTAGAACAGGCCGCGCACGTCCGCGCCACCGTCGGGGTCGTCCACGACGCACCAGCGCGCGTCAATCTTGTCGTTCCCGGCGTTGCTTCGTCCGTACTCGATGTCGGCGCACCACACGAGCTTCTTCCCGGCGCGCACGTCGGGCCGACGCTTGCCGCCACCGCCGCCGCCCTTGCTGGGCGCGTTCGGGTCAACCATGAATCCCATCTGCTTGTCCTCCTGTTGGCTTGGTTACTGTGCCGCGCGACGACGCCGCGCGGGCTGGGTGGGGTCGGGTGCCTCGGTGCGAACCGGGACAGGCTGGCTGGACTGTGCCGCCTGCGGTGCCTGCTCGCCGTTCAGCTTGGCAAGCCACGCGGTCACGTTGGGCTGCTCCACCGGGTCAAGGCCCGGCAGCGCCTTCGTGAGCAGGCTCGGTGGTCCCTGCAGCAGCACGCGGTGCGCCACGCTGACGGTGCCGTCCTCGGCCTTGCTGCGCTCGCGGTACACGTAGCCCACGAGGCTGAAGTAGCCCGCAATCTCGTTGGGCAGCTTGCGACCGTCGAACGACGGCTGCGTGTACCGCTGGCCCGTTGCCTCGTCGTTCTCGCTGGCGGCCAGCGCGATGCACACCACGTGGAAGGGTAGGTCGCGCACGGTACGAACCAGCTTGCGCATCCGGTCGGTGAGCGTGCCCCAGTCCTGCAGGCTGAACGCCTCGCCGCCGACCTGTCCCTTCCGGCTCGCCACAATCTCGTCGCGGAGCATCCGCTGGAGTTCGGTCAAGCTGTCCAGCACGATGGTCTCGCACCCGGTTTCCTTGGCCAGCGTACCGTCCATGGCCGCCTTGAAGAACGCCCGCACGGTTTCCATGTCGTTGGCCTGCACCACCACCGCGTCGGGGTTCGCCGCACGGATGGTCGGCAGCCCGTTGGCCTCGGTGAGCAGGTAGCACGGGCGCGGCGCGGTGCTCGCCGTGTGGGTCTTGCCTGCACCGCTGTCACCGTACAGCAGGGCCTTCACCTTGACTTCTTGCGTGGCCATCTCGCCCACGCGGCTCCAGTTCAGAACGGACACTCGACACCTCCTGCCGCCTGCGCGGCGTTGCTCGTCTGCTTCACTGCCTCGGTCGTCAGCCAGCGCACCGGGTGCCGCTGTGCGAACGCCGCGCGCCCCTCGGCGCTGTCCTGCTGGCAGATACCCGTGAAGGGGCAGCTGCCGCCCGGCTGGCGGCACAGCGGCACACGGTGCCACTGGCTCGCCACCTGCTCGTCGTCACTCACCGTACCGCCATCGGCGGTCGCCGTGCCCACCACAGCCCGCCGCCACGCTGCAAGGCGCACAGCCTCCACGTACAGCTCAACCTCGTACCGACGCAGCTGGTCGGGCGTGTAGCGCCCGAACTCGCGGTGGTACAGGCTGCCGTCCACGCCTTCGCGCAGGTGCTGCAGCAGCTCGCGCAGACCCTGCAGGTCAGCTGGCGTGTACCTGCTGGCGTCCTCGCCCTCCAGCACGGCAGCGAAGGTCCAGCTCGGCACGCGCTGCCGCTTGTCGGTGGACAGTTTGCCGCTGGCGAGCCGCTTCGGGTCGCGCTGGTGGCTGCTGCTGGCGACGTCCCAGACGTAGCCCTCCACCTGCCGCCCGTCGCCGTACCGCCCAGTCGCGGAGAGGAACCACAGCGCCCGCAGGTAGCCGGGCAGCTGCGTGTCCAGCCCCAGCCCCTCGCCGTAGGTGGTCGGGCTGGCGCTGGTCTTCGTCTCCCAGAGCCACAGGTTCCCGCTGCGTCGGTTCTCCACCACCGCGTCCAGCTGTGCGAGCTGGAACCACGGCAGCACCACCTCCTGCACCTGTGCGGGGCTGTCTCCCGCACTGGCGAGCCTCCAGCCGTCAGCGGTGGCTACCACGGGCACCCGGCTGCGGTACGTTTCGCCCGTGCGAGGGCTGGTGACGGGCGCTGCGACGGGCAGCTCGGTGGCGAGCACCCGCCAGTCGTCCCGCATCCCCTGCCCGTAGACGTGGAGCCATCCCTGCACAGCCCGGCGCAGGCGGTCCACCTCTCCCTCCACGCCGCCATCCTCGGCGTCGTACACCTCGGGCGTGGCCCGCAGCTGCTGCGCCACGTACTCCACCGCGCCCAGCCCCGTGCCGCCGCACAGCGGGCACGCGCTGTCAGCGCCTCCGCAGTGGAGGCACCGCTGCAGCCCGTCCACCGGGTACAGCTCGCCGTCGTGGCGCTGGTGCCAGCCCAGTACGCGCTCCATCACCGCGTGGTACGCGCTGCCGAACCGCATCGCGCCGCTGGCCTCGCCGCGCAGGCCCGTGCCGTACTCGTACCACCAGCGGCGCGGGCACCACGCGGCGCGGCGCTCGCTGTTCGTCAGCACCATCGCGCCGGGCGGCAGGCCCAGCACGCCGCTCTCGTAGCGCGGCGCGATGGTGGCGGCAGCGCGGAACCGCTGCCTGTTTCTCGTCACTCGTTGGGCCACTGTGCACCTCCTGCGTGGGTGGCTGTCCAGTAGTAGGCGGCCACGCACTAACACGCACACGGTAACTCGTGCCCGGCGCACCATTCGGCCAGAATCTGTCCGCGACCGAAAAACGCAGCGCCCCGAGGCGCGCTGTGCGGCTCGGGGCGGCTGCTGTCTCACGGCGCGGCGCGCCGCTGCCGGGCTACGCGGCGGCGCTGATCACGACGTTGAACCCGTCGTCGGCCTTGGCGCTGCTCACCTTCGCACCGATGGCCGCCGCCGCCTTGCCACCGGGGTTGCAGGGTGCCCAGTACGCGCGGTGGTTGACCGCGCTGGAGGACAGGCCCATCGCCATGCGGTCGGCGACGGTGAGCACGACGACGGGCTTCTCGGCAAGCAGGGCGCGGAGCGCGTCGGCGAGCGACGACACGCGCACGCGGTTGCCGCTGGCCTCCCCGTCGGCCTTGGCGGGCTTGCGGGCGCGCTTGCTCGTGGAGCGCGCGACCTGCGCCTCGACCATCGCGAGCAGCTCGGCGGCGGTCGCGGCCTCGGCGGCCACGCGCTCGGCCTCGGCGGCGGCGCGCTCGTCGGCAACCTGCTGCTCGGCGGCGGCCACCGTGCGCGGCGTGATGGCGGCGGTGAAGCCCGCCTCGCGGAGCGCCTGCACGCGGTCGGCGTAGCCGCGCGCGTCGGCCATCTTCCAGCCGTCGAACTTCATCACGCTGGCGAGGCCCGCCTCCGCGTTGTTCGCGGCGAGGAAGGAACGGATGTCGGCGAGGGAGGCGGTGGCGAAGGTGGTGGTGGTCATTGTCGTCTTGCTCCTGCTGGGTGGGTGTTGGGCGAAGCGCCCTTGCTGCTGACACCCCTTACTAACCGTCGGGCGGTTAGCGTCCAGAGCAGACCGTTCACGTTCGCATCTTTTTTCTGCCGGGCACGACGCCGCCTCGGTTCTACCGGGGCATCAGCTGCCGTTCAGCGCCCGGCGCAGCGCGTCCACCGCCTGTGCCCGTGGCGTCGGCGACGGCACCTGCAGGCCCAGCGCGTCACGGTACGCTGTCTCTCGCGCTCGCCACTGGCCCCGAAACGGTGTCGGGTCCACGACGTCCACGACGACAGGCTGCCCCTTGCCCTCGGCGGTTCGCATCACGCGCCCGATGCGCTGCACGGCGCGGCCTGCCGCCCGCCCGGTACTCGCCACCACGAGGCAGTCCAGCACGGGTACGTCCAGCCCCTCGTCGGCAAGCTGCGTGGCGACCAGCACCTGCAGTTGCCGGGCGCGCAGCTGGCGCAGCTGGGCGATGCGCTGCGTCTTGCCCGTGGCGCTGGTAGCGTCGGAGGCGAGCACGCCTCGGGCGCGCAGGTGCTGCGCGAGGCGTTGCGCCTGCTCCACGCGAGGCACGAGCAGCAACGTCGTGCGGCCTGCCTGTGCCGCCACGCTGGCAAGCTGTAGCAGCAGCTGGTGCCGCTCGGGGTCGTCCACCAGCTGCTGCACGGCGCGAGCAATCACGAGCTGCCCGTTCGCGCTGGTACACCGCTGCAGGTCCACCTGCGCCGCGCTGAACACGGGTAGGATGATGGGCTGCATGAGCCAGCCGCCAGCGAGCAACTGCTGTGTCGTGATCTCGTACAGCTGCTCGCCCAGCGCCAGCTCCAACATGGACGACAGCCCATCCCCGCGCTCGGGTGTGGCCGTGACGCCCCAGCGGTGCCGGGCAGGCACCCGGTTCAGCAGCTCGCGGAACGTGCTCGCTGGCGCGTGGTGGCACTCGTCCAGCACCACCGCGCCCGCGCTCGCGAGCAGCGGGTCGGCGGCAGCGCCAGCGCGTGTGAGCGTCTGCACCATCGCCACACACAGCTCGGGCTGCCCGTTGAACACGCCGAGCGGCCCCAGCCGGGCCTGCCCGCCAGCCACCACGCGCACGCGGTAGCCCCAGCCCCGCAGCAGGCGCACCCACTGCTCCAGCAGGTCGTGCGTGTGCACGAGCACCAGTCCCGGCTCGCCACAGGCTGCCAGTGCGCTGCTGGCGATGACCGTCTTGCCCGCACCGCAGGGTGCGACCACGTGGCCCTGCACGCCGAACAGCATCGCGTCCACCGCCTCGCGCTGGTACTGGCGCAGCTCCACCGCGAGGTCGGCGAGCGGCACGCGCTGCGTGGCTCGGCTGACTACCGCAGTGCTCCAGCGCAGCTCCGTGTCATGTAGGGCGGCCTGCTGCTTGACCCGCTTCACGGCACCGCGCGGCACGTGGAGCCATTCGCCCTCCTGCTGCCACAGCTGGAGCGTGGCGGGCAGGTGACCGCCCGACAGGCCAGCGCGGGCCATCTGCTCACGCTCGGGGTTGGGCACCGTCAGTAGCTGCTGCACAGCTTGCGCGAACCGCAGCGGCAGCTGGGGCACGTGGAGCGCGAGCGTGGACGCGACGTGCGCGTTCGGGGTGGTGGCCATCGTAGGGAGGAGGGGGCTGGCTACATTCACCGAGAGCACAGTGTCAGCAGCGCAGGAGGACGACCGTAGCCAGCCCCCAGACCGTAGTAGGCTGCAGGTGTGCATCGCGCACACCGCCGCGCTATAACGGGTTGCCGGGCAGCACCACCACGTGCCCTCCCGGCGTGCCACCATCCACGGACCAACGTCAATGGCGACCTCGCAGCCGTACCATGCCCGCATCGGGCTGTCGAGCCTCGTGCTACCGCGAGATGAACTCTCGTGCGCGGCGCGGCGCGTGCAGGGTGCCCTGCAGGCTGCGGCGTCGGGCGTCGGTGCGCTGGCGACCGGGCTGCGCGCGGCGCTGTACGGCTGGGCCGTGCAGCTACCCCGAGCCGTGTTGCTGCCCTGTGGACGCTGGTACGTTGAGAGCTGCCCCAGCTACGTCGCCACCGTGGACGGGTGCACGCGCTGGGCGGCCAGCCTCGCGTGGCGGCTGGCGCAACGGGTAGTCGGCTGGCTGGAGGCCAGCACCGAGCAGGCTCGCGCACTGGGAGCGCCCCTGCGCCGCGTGCGGTGGGGCACCCGGTACGGTCGGCACCTCGTGCTCCACGGCTGGCAGCTGGCCGCCCTGCGCGCGGCGGCGGGTGTGCCTGCAGGCGTGGCGGGGGAGCAGTTGGTGGACGCTGGCGAGGCGCTGGCGCGCCTGCGCGGCGGTGCCCGCACGGCCACCGTGCGCTGCCCGCTGCACGATGACCGCACGCCCTCGCTGGTGCTGTGGGCCAACGGTGGCGCGCAGTGCATGGCCTGCGCCGCCAGCAGCGGCGAGGCACCGCGCTGGGCGTGGCTGGAGGCTGGCGGCAGCACGTTGCGGCTACTGCCCGCGAGCCGCACGGGCGCTGCATCCTCGTGCCTCCAGCGGAATAAAAGCCCCCAAGGGGCGGCACGGGTGCCCAGCGCCCAGCCGGGCGGGCCTGTGGGCGGGCACGTAGCCCGAGGGCAGGTACGCAGCGGGAACACCAGCGCCCTGCTACGGGCCTGCTCCAGCAGCACCGGGCGCACGCTCACGTGGCGTACACCGGGCAACCGGGTGGCGGGCGGCGTCCTGCAGGCGCTCCAGTACGCAGAGCAGGCGAGCAGCACGCCTGCTGCACACGACCGGGCGCACGAGGCGGCCATGTTCGGTGCCGGGCTACCCTCGCGGGCTGTGCTGCCCGACCGCCTGCTGTCCGTCAGCACCATGGGCCGCGCACAGGGCGGCGGGTGGTCCACGCCGATGGTGCCGCGCTGCCAGCAGTGGGTGCTGGTGGACGTTGACGACGTCCAGCTGCCCGAGCAGGCGCACGCCCTCGGCCCGGCGCTGGCGGCAGCGGTACGGGCCGACGCCGAGGCCAGCGGGCGCTGTGCCGTGGTCCGCACCGGGCCGACCGGGCTGCAGGTGTGGGTGGAGCTGGCGCACGCCCGGCACAGCGCCGCCACGTGGCACCAGCTGCCCGAGGTGCGGGCGTGGCACGCCGCCCTCGGCGAGCGCCTACTGGCGGTGGCGCAGGCGCACGGCGCGCAGGGCGGCCACGCCGACGCCAGCGCCTGTGCGGCTGGACGGTTCGGGCGGCGGCCCGGCTGGCGGCTCGTGGACGGCGCGCCCTACCGGGCGCACCTGCTGCACGTGGTCAGCGCGTGATGCGCGGCAGGTGCCCGTCCACCGGGCAGAACTGGACGCCGAGCTGGTGCAGCTGCGGCAGGCTGACGCTGGCGCTGCCCCGTGGCAGCTCGCGGCCAGCCTCGGCGGCATCGTGCCACCGCTCCCACACCGGGCGCAGGTTGCTCCACGGCAGCACCCACTGCGTGCCGCTCGTCTGGTGGCGCAGCAGCACTACGCCCAGCCCGCCCTGTGCTTCCCACGCGGACAGGCGGCGTGCTTGGTGCGGGTGCAACTTGGCGAGCTGCCAACGGTCGGCCACGCAATCCTTCGCCTCTGCGGCCACAGCAAGGCCAGCCGTGAGCAACACGTAGTCGGGTGGCCCCTCGGTGGCGTACACCGCCACGAACTGTCCACCCGGCAGGGAGCGCAGGATGCGCATCGGTGGCGGCGTGCGCAGTACCACTGCCAGCCCGCGCGCCTCGTACCGCGCGTGAAGCAGCTCCAGTAGCTGCTCCCACGCGCGGCCTCGGTTGGCGTGGCTGGCGCTGCGGGTCACGCGGTGCGCTGGCGGCGCAGCTGCGCGAGGTGGACGCCATCGGGGCGCACCACCACCTGCCTGCGGCACAGCTGGCACAGCAGGATGATCACGCTCCACGGTGGCTTGCGCCCGTCGGTGCCCGTTTTCCACTGCGAGCACAGCTGCGGACGCACGCCCAGCAGCGCGGCGAGGTCTTTCGACCGGGTGCCGGGATTGCGGCGGTGCCACTCGGCGGCCAGCTCGGCGAAGACCTCCACCAGCGGCAGCTCGTGTCCAGCCTGCAGCTCTCGCAGCAGCTGTGCCTCGTGAACCTCGTCGTCCAGCGCCACCGTCATGCTGCCTCCTCGATGCGCGCTCGCAGGCGCGCCACACGTCGTCGGGCGCTGAACGGAGCACAGCCGCACGCCTCGCCCAGCTCGTCACCCACTAGTCCATCCGCGTAGGCCACAGCGGCCTGCCACTCGCCCGGCTCGGCCATGCGCTCGGCCTCGCGCACCATCACGCGCGCCTCGGCGACCGGGTGTGCGACCGGGTGTGCGGCGTCGGTCAGCTCCACCTCGTCCAGCCGCCTGCGGCGGTGGTCGATCATCGCCGAACGCACCGCGCGCGCCTGCCACCAGACCCACGTGCTCGGGGCGCTGGTGCTCGCGTCGTAGCTGCGCCACCGCTCCACGAGGCGCACCAGCAGGCTGCTGTGCAGGTCGTCCGCGTCCAACCCTGTGCCGCTGGCCATGCGCCACGCGGCACACCGTACCACCTGCGCGTGCTGGAGCACCCAGCCCCACGCGGCGGCGTTGTCGTTCTGCTCGGTCATTCCGTCCTCCTCGCGGCATCGCCGCTGCTGCTGACTGTTACTGCGTAACCGTGTGCAGGGTAGCGCGCAAGCTACCCGTCGCGGCTACGACGCCACTCGTGATGAACGCCAGCGCACGGACCAGCGTGCGCGTCCCTGCGCCACTCGTCGGTGCCGTCGTACTCGTGCGACACCGCGTTGAGCACGTGCGCCTCTCCGTAGCCGGGCAGTGCCATCCAACCGTGTGCCCAGCCGGGCGGCACGACCACCTGTGACGGGTTCCTCTCGGCGTGCAGCACCAGCTCGTGGACTGGCGGCAGTGCCTCGCCCAGACGGATGGCGTTCTGATGCGCGAGCAGGTCGTACAGGCCCAGCACGATGGACCCACGCAGCACCGTGAAGCGGTCGCTCTGCCGTGCGTGCAGGTGCCAGCCCTTGACCACGCCCTCGGCGGTGGTGCTGACGTACACCTGCGCGACCTCGCCGGGTGTGGGGGCTGCGTCGTCGGGCCGCAGGTCGCCGTGCCAGCTGCGGCGGTGCACCTCCACCAGCCCGCCTCGGGCGTCCGTGTGCCAGCGCAGTCCGCGTACCTGCACCGGGTGCGCGTTTCCCGGCCCGTAGCGGCCCACAGGGCGCGATGGGGGCGCTGGGGGCGGTTGGGGTACGGTCGCCCAGCGAACGTAGCCCTGTGCGGCGTACAGCGCGGCGGTTGCGTCGGTGTCGGTCATGCGTGGTCCTCCAGTGTGATGCGGGGCAGAAGCTCGATGCTGGGCGCGTAGCCGTACAGGCGCGTCCACAGGTCGCGCAGGGTGCCGTACACCGCGCCGCTGGCCTGTCCGTCGCGCTGCTCCAGCACGTGCCACAGGGCGGCGTCCACCGCGCCCTGTGCCGGGTGGCGCGCGTACAGCTCGCGCAGGCGCGGGTCCAGCGCCGCCCAGCGGCGCGACCACAGCACCAGCCGCTGGAGCTGGGCGGCGTCCAGCCCGCCCTCTCCAGCCAGCGCGAGGCGCGCGCCCTCCACCAGCCCGCCCGCAGGCGGCCACCAGCCCGCCAGCGCCTCCAGCCGGGCACAGGCGGCCAGCACCTGTGCGGTGACCGCCACGGGATGCTGCGGCACCGGGCCGCGCCCGCTACGGGATGGCACCCGCCACCTCCTTGCCGTCGTCGCGCCCGCTGGCGGCGTCGAGGTCCACGCAGTGGTCGGCGAGCTGCTGCACCGCGTGACCGAGGCTCCCGCCTCCGACCGTCAGACCGAACACGCGCAGCCCGTCGCGCTTGGCGGCCTGCAGGCGCTCCATCACGCTGGTGGGTGCCTCGGCGTGGCCGTCGGTCACCAGCACGAGGTCGGCGCGCTCGCGGGTCACGCCGTCCTCCAGCTCCAGCGCGGCCAGCAGCGGCGGCGCGAACTGGGTGCCGCCATCGGGGCGGCTGCTGGCCACGTGCAGGGCCACCTCGGCGCAGCCGCCCATCGCCGTGGACTGCGCCACGTTGCGCGGCTCGTGCCGCCACGCGCGCCCCTGCGCGTCCAGCCGCACGACGTAGCGCACCGCGCCGTTGAACCCGATGACCGTGCAGGCGCGGCGCTCGCGGGCGGCGGTGCCGAGACAGGCGAGCGCCACCGCAGCAGCCCACAGGTTGCGCTCGCCCTCCATCGAACCGCTCTCGTCCAGCAGCACGACCACCGGGCCGCGACCCTTCGGAACCTGCCCGACGACGTGGTACTGCTGGAGCCGACGGTCAGCGAGCTTGGCGAGCTGCACGCGGCGCAGGCGCGGGTGGCGCAGCAGGCCCAGCTCGGTGGGCAGGGCGCGCGGCAGGTCGCCGCCGATGGTGGTGCCCACGAGCGTGTCCGCGCCCAGCTCGTCGCGCACCTTGCGCCCGTCGCTGGCGAGGCGGCGCAGGCGGCCAGCCAGCTTCATCACGCGGCGCAGGCGGGCATCGCTGCTCACGCGCTCGGCCAGCGCCATGCGCGCGGTGCCGTCCTGCTCGTGCTGGGCGGGCGTGCCGCCGAGGCCGGGAGCCAGACCCTCCATCCCGTCAGCGGCCTCGGCGGCGGCCTGCGCGGCATCGCCACAGGCCGCGCGCAGGGCGCGGCGCATCGCGCCGTCGGGGTCGGCAGCCGGGCCGCGCTGGGCGCGCCCCTGCGCGGACTGCTGGGCCTGCTGGCGCTCCTGCTCCGCGACCTGCGGGAGCGCGCCCGCAACGCCGCGCAGCAGCTGGGCGGCAGCCAGCGCGGCGAGGTCGGGGTCGCCCGCCACCTGCGCCTGCAGCTGCGCGTACTCGGGCAGCCCCTGCAGCTGCGCGTGGACGCGGGCGACCAGCTCGGTGTCGGGCGCGGGCTTCTCCAGCGCGGCGGCTTCCTCGGCGTCGTACAGGCCCGCGAAGACCTCGCGCGCGGTCGCGGTGGCCAGCGCGTCCATGCGGCGCGCCTCGGCGGCGTCGGCGCTCTTGGCGTGCGCGCGGTACGCGCTGCCCAGCTCGTAGCGCGCGCCGCGCAGCGCGGTGCTCGCGGCCTCGCGGGTGGTGAACAGGTAGTCGGCCCAGCGCGAAACGGCGCGGGTGGCGTCGGTGTGGCGGGCGGTGGTGTAGGCTGCGCTCATCGGATGCTCCTTGCTGCTGACGGTTACCCGGTAACCGCGCCACGGTTACTCGCGCAAGGTCGCCGTGAGAAAAAAAGCACGCGCGCCCGCACCGACTGGCGCAGGCGCGCGGCGGCGCACCGCCGAGCGGCTACCCGGCGAGGCCGACGCCCAGCCCGCTCGCGGCCATGAACCGACGGGCCAGCCCCTTCCGCAGCTCGGTCACCTGCGCGTGGCAGGCGGCCACGTCGCCGTCGTCCAGCCCGAGGGCGGCCAGCTCGGCTTCGATAGCCTTGATGCGCTGCAGGGCGCGCGCGCCGTCGCCCTGCACGTCCTTGACCGCGTCGTACACCTCGCGGGCGCTGTCGGCGAGCTTCGTGGCAGCGGCGAGCTGCGGGGCGGCGACGGCCATCACCGTGGCGAGCACCGCAGGGCGCTGCTCGTGGCGGTGCCACACGCTGTCGGCCAGCACCAGCAGGTCGCGGGCGGTCGCCGTGTCGCGCCCGTCCAGCGCGGCGCTCGCCTGCAGGAGCCGCACCATCCCGCGCAGGCGGCGGTCGCTCACGGTGATGCCGTTGTCCTTGGCCAGCTTGTCGGCCACGTCGCACAGCAGCTCCAGCACCGCCTGCGGCACCACGACGTCGCGCACCGCCTGCTGCAGCGCCTGCACCGCCTCGGGCGCGAGCTTCGCGGTCACCGCCTTCGCCGGGTCGGCGGCGGTCAGCAGCGCGAGCCGCCCGGCGCGGGTCGGCACGTACTGGGTCCAGTAGCGCAGCGTGAAGCGGTCGTAGAGCGCCTCCAAGCTGGCGTCCTCCGGATACTCGTTGCTCGCGCCGACGCACAGCTCAAGCGGCAGCTGCAGGCGTGCGGTGCCGTTGTCGAACTGGCGCTCGTTGAGCACCGTGAGCAGGCTGTTGAGGATGGCGCTGTTCGCCTTGAACACCTCGTCGCAGAACGCGACCGTGGCGGTCGGGAGGTAGCCCTGCACGGCGCGCTCGTAGCGGCCCGCGTCCAGCGCGGCGAGGTCGTACGGGCCGAACAGCTCCTCGGGCGCGGTGAACGCGGTCAGCAGGCGCTGGAAGTAGTCGCCGCCGAGAGCGCCCGCGAACACCTGCGTCACCAGCGACTTGGCGGTGCCCGGAGGCCCGAGCAGGAGCACGTGCGTGCGGGCCAGCAGCGCGAGCAGCAGCCCGTCAATCTCGGCGTCGCGGGCGACGAACGCGCCCTTCATCTGGGTGCGGAGGGTGGAGAGCTGCGCGCGGGCGGTGGCGAGGTCGAGAGCGGCGGTGGTCATTGTGGTCTTGCTCCTGCGGGTGGTGGTGGGCGGGATGCCCTGCTGACGTGTCTCCACTAACCGCGCAGCCGTTAGACGCGCAAGCAGAAGCGAGAGAAAAAGTTAGGGCGGCGCGCCAGCCCGAGGCCAGCGCGCCGCCCGGCGCGTGCAGCGCGGCTGCCGTTAGGCGGCCTGCGCCTCCATCGCGGTGGCCAGCGCCTCCACCAGCGCCTCGCGGTCAGCGGGCTGCTCGCCGCTGCCCAGCGCGTCCCACAGGGTGCCCAGCTGCGCGGAGGTCATGGCACGCAGGGCGGCGCGGCGGGCCTGCTGCGGCGTGGTGGCGGGCGCACTGGTGGACTGCTCGGCCTTGCGGGTGCTGGTACGGCTGTCGGCCTCGGCGTCCTTGCCCGCGATGATGTCCTCGGCGAGCGCCTGCATCTCGGCGACGTCGGCCTCGATGTCCTCCACCGCCACCTGCAGCGCCTCGCGGTACAGCGCGGCGCGCTGCGCGATGGAGCTGAAGCGGGCGAGCACGTGCTCCTGCGTGTCCGAGCGCACGCGCTTGGCCATGTCGCGCCAGCCCTCAATCTGCACCTGCAGCTCCTGCAGGTCGTTCCGCAGTTCGGCGCGGCTGGCCTCGGCCAGCGGCTGCTCCCAGCCCTGTCCAGCCTGCACCTGCGCCACCTGCACGCGGAAGCTGTCCAGCCCGGCGAGGGCGCGCTGCGCGTTCACGACGGGCTGCGACGTCGCGTGCGGGACGACGTGCATCCCACGGCGCAGGGTGAAGCTGTTCGCGCGCTCCAGCGCGGGCTGCACGAGCAGGTCGCGCACGGCGTTCCCGTCGAGGTAGGTCGCCAGCTCACCCGCGTTCGCGCGCAGGGTAGCGGCCTCCTGCGTCAGCCCGGTGGTGTGCCACGCACGGGCCGTCTTGTCCCAGACCAGCTCGTCCGTCGGCAGCTTGGCCACGCGCTCGCGGGCCTGCTGGGTCAGCGTGAGCAGGTTCACGACGATGAAGCTGTCGTCCTCGTGGGCGATGGCGGCTTCCATCGTCACGCGCTTGCCCTCGTGGACCTTGAACTCGCGCACGGCGCGGCGCACCGCGTCGGTCGGGTCGATGTCCTTGACCGACACCGGGTCGAGGCCAGCGGCCTCCACGCGGACGCGGAGGTCGGCGGGCGTGATGGCGGTGCCGTTGAACTCCCACCACACGAGCGAGGCGAGGCCGGAAGCGATGGACGAGAGGCGGTCGGTGGTCTGCGTGAGGCTCATTGCTGGTACTCCTTGCGGGTTGCTGCTGACTACGGCGCACGGGCACCGTGCAAACCCTATACCCGCAGGGCGGTTAGACGCGCAAGGCGACCACGCAGAAAAAGTTACGGTCGCCGCCAGCTCGTGTCGCGCGGCTGAACCGGAAGCCCGCTCTCTACGGCGCTTTCAGCAGAGGCCACGATGCGCGTGAGTGCTGGGTGCTCGGGCTGCCTGCGGCGCAGCAGGTCAGCGGGTGTGCACGGGTGCGGGCCGCCCAGCTCCACCAGCCGCTCCAGCTGGTGCGCCGGGTAGCAGGCCCACGTTCCGAGCATCGGCACCAGCTCGTCCACCCAGCAGCGGTTCGCAAGCGAGTAGCCGTTCGCCCACTGCCAGCCAGCCACCTGCTCGGGCGTGGTGAACGCCACGCGAGCCACGTAGCCGCCAGCGAGCAGCACCAGCTGCTCGGCGACCAGCTTCGCCGCTGCGTACACGCCAGCGCCGTCCTGTCGCAGCACAGCGTGCACGTAGTCGGTGCTCACGTACAGCAGCGGCACGCGCGCTGACGCAGCGGCGTCGATGGCGTGCTGGGCGGTCACCACCGTGTCCCGCACGCACGCGCCGGGCTGGTGCTGTGCTCGGGCAACGTCCGTCCAGCTCGCCAGCGCCAGCACCCGGTCTGGTGCGTGTGTGTGGAGCGCGGAGGCTACCTGTAGCGGGCGTGCCCAGTCCAGCTCCGCGCGGGTCGGTGCCAGTACCTCGTGCCCGTGCTCGCGTAGCCACGGCACGAGCAGCCGCCCCAGCCGTCCACCTCCACCACTGACCAGCACACGCACAGGCACCTCGTCGCTGCCCGTGCGTGTACCCTGCTCGGCCCGGCTACGCCTTGCGCTTGGCAGCCTTCTCCAGCTTGGCCACGCGCTCGTCCAGCTCGCCTACGTCCACGTCGGGCATCGCCACAGCACGGCGTTCGGCCTCTGCCTGCTTGCGCGCCAGCTCGGCGAGCTGGCTCGTATGCTCGGCGAGCTGTGCTTCCACCTTCGCCTGTGCCGCTTGGCAGGGCGGCGGCTGAACGGTGGGCACCTGTGCCTGCGCCTGTAGCTCCAGCTGCTTCATGGCCAGCTCGTGCTGCTGGGCGCTGCGGTCCTTCCAGTACGACCACGCCTTGCTGCCGCCGAGCACGGCGATGGCCGCGAGCACGATGGCCACGAGTGGCGCGTAGTCGCCGCCCAGCTTGGCGGCGGCGTCAGCGGCAGCCGTCACGTCCTGCGCGGCGTCGGGCACCAGCGTGGCCGCCTCGGTAGCGGTCACAGGCGCGGCGGGTGCCGCTGCCTCCACAGGCGCGGCGGTGGCCTCTGCGGCGGCTGCTGGCGTGGCCGTGGTGCCCTGCGCGTCGTCGGGGGCGGGTGCCGTAGCGGGTGCGGCCTGCACAGCGCCCTGCGGGGCGCTGGGTGCGGCTGGCGTCGGTGTAGGTGCGGGCATCGTGTCCTCCTGCGGTTCTTCGTCGTAGTAGAAGCGCAGCACTGCGCCGCGCTCCAGCACGCACTGCTCGTGCGGCCACACACTGCCGTCAGCCAGCAGCAGCCCACCAGAGGTGACCTCGGCCACCTCGCCAGCGGCTACCACGCAGCCCATCGGCGTCGTCCTTCAGTCACACTCGTGAACCTCGATGGACTGCACCATCAGTGCCTCGACGGCGCGGCACTCGGGGCGCTGCGCCGAGGACTGCCCGAACTGCAGGCAGGTCGCCCACGCACACACCGCGCTGCGCGGGTCACCGCCCGCATCCTTGCGGCACTGCACGGGCACCTGTGCCAGTTCGCTGCGAAGCTCGGCGTCCAGCACCACAGGGCGGGCGCTCGCCTCCACGAGCTGCACCTGCCCAGCCTGCAGGTCGGCCAGCGCCGCCGCCTGCGCCTCCAGCGCCTTCGCGGTGTCGTCGGGCTTCAGACCCCAGCCAGCACCGAACCCGGCTGCCAGCGAGGCCACGACCGCCACCACTACCCACGTCACTGGCTCCACACGTACCTCCTTCACGCTGCGGGCAGCGCCAGCAGGCGCGGCCACACGGTTTCGTCACTGCGCTGGACCACGGCCAGCGCCTCGCTGTCGCTGATGCCGAGCGCGGCGCACAGGGCAGCCCGTGACTTGGCACCGAACGCGCCGTCGATGGGGCCGATGCTGTGCCCTGCTCGCTGGAGCAGCGCCTGCGTCACGCTCGCCCAGCTCGTGCCGGGGCCAGCGTGTCCCACGAGCAACGCGCCGCAGAACCCAGCCTGCTCGTATCCGAGGCGGGCGTACACGCCCCGCAGGTCACCCCAGTAGTCGAAGTGCCAAGCCTCGCTGGCGGCCTCGTCCGGTGCCTTGATGATGGGCTGCCAGCCGAGCGGCTTCGCCAGTTCCCAGAGCTTGTCGAGCTGCTGGTTCGCGGGCAGGCCGGGGAACCGCAGCGCGCCGAGGTTGATGTCGATGGCTCGGCCTGCGTTGTGGAGGCTGCGACCGGGCGTTGCCACGAACGCTCCCTTCATGGTCGCCGCGTCGAACCCAGCGGTGCCCGGCTTGGGCTTGCCCGCCGCGACCCACCTGTCGTACTTGGCGCGGGCCGCCTGCTGCACGGCCACGTCGCGGTGCAGCTCGGTGACGCGGAAGTCGCCGCCTGCAGCCTGCACTGCCTCGTGCAGCGCGAGCAGGGCAGCGGCAGTGTCGGCGGTGCAGACGCCAGCCTTGCCCAGCTGCGCGAGCGGGCGCAGGTCGCTGCGCGGGCCGCTGGTGCCACCTGCGCGCGCGTAGCTGGACAGGATGCGCGGGTCAACGGGGACGAGGGCAACGGGTGCAGGCATCGGTCACTCCACAGGTGCAGGCGGTGCGTCGGGCAGTGGCTCGCCAGCAGGCGCGGCTGCCTGCGGCGGCGGCACGGCGCGCGTGCCGAAGTAGTAGCTGAACACCATGAGGCAGGTGTCTTTGACGAACGACAGGATGCTCGCGTGCTCGCCCTCGGTGAGCAGGCTGGTGTCGGGGCCAGCCACCAGCAGGTCAGCGATGTACGCGCCCACCACCAGCGCCACCATCGTGGTGACGAACTGGGTCAGCGCCGCGTGCTCGTCGCGGCTGCGCTGGTAGATGCGGGCCACCGCCCACAGCACACCGCCGATGATAGCGGCAGCCAGCGTGATGGCCAGCAGGGTGCCGCTGGTGCTGTCGTACAGGCTCGGGTACACCCTCGTGCTGTCGCCAGCGATGGCGGCTGCCTGTGCCTCGTGCACGTTCACGGGCGGCTGCACCGCAGGCGCGGCAGCCTCGTAGGCCGGGGCGGCTGTGGGCGGCTCGCTCGCTGGCGCAGGCTCACCCGTCCAGTCCTCGTTTTGGATGAGCA